CCATAATAGCACTTATACATTTACCATGCTGTGCAATATATTTACTAATACGATTGTCATTATATTCTATACTCATAGTAGGTATATACGATTCTTTAATATATTTTAAAGTATCCTTATTTATATGCTTCAGTGACTGATGTATTGTCCCCCTACCAACTTTAGTATAATTACATATATCTTGACTAAAGTTTATAGGTGTTACGTTCTTTTGAGCATATATAGGTGACATAACTACCCCACTTATCATGAAGTATTTAGGGTTATACCCTTTATATCTTTTACGTTGGTGCATAGATAGATTTTCAGTTTTTGCTTCGGTTCGATTATTTTTAAGTCCTTTTAAGGTCTGAGAACAACTATAGTTTATATCCCTCAAATTTTTTGTTATATGGGTAGCCACTTTATAGTAGTTTTGTATCCCATGTACCACAGAGTTATATGAATTTATATTTGATTTCGTTGGTCTCTTTTTAATTTTCTTTATTTCTTTTCTAATTTTAGTAGTAGCGTTAGTTTTAGCTTTATCACTCATATATGTTTTAGCAACCCACAATGTTTTATAATCTTTTGTTTTTCTAAGTTTATTTCTTTTCCATTCAGCTTTCATTTTAAAACCTAAAAACTCAGAATAGCTTTTCTTTAGATTCAATACCTTAGACTTCTCAGCTGAACATTCTAATCCTAGCCTATTTTTAAGCATATCTCCTACTGCAATATCTATAGCTTTTGCTTGACTTCTAGTTCTACAAAAAATTTTAAAATCATCGGCATACCTAACAATGTAGATTTCTTTTAGTTTACTCTTCTTTAACATTTTATTCCTAATACTATGGTCAACCACTATTTTACCTGTTTTAGAGGTTCTATATTTTGTGTAATCTTTATCAGTTTTAAATGTTTCCCACTGATTAGATACCCACCAATCTAGTTCATTAAGTACTATATTACTTAATAAAGGGCTTAGTATACCACCTTGGGGTACTCCTTTTGTAGGTATCCCTATGCCTTCTATTGGTGCTTTTAGCATTACAGATATTATTTTAAGTAGTTTTTTATCTTTTACCCCTAATGCCCATAACTGTTTCAGTAGTTTACCATGATTAACATTATCAAAGAATCCTTTTATATCTACATCTACACAGTGGTATAGTTTAGTTATATTTATCAAGTACACTGACCTAGTAATAGCGTGATGTGTACTCCTATTCGGTCTAAAACCATAACTGTGTTTATGGAACTTCGCTTCACATATAGGCTCTAATACTTGCAATATACATTGTTGGAATAATCTATCCCAAATAGTGGGTATACCTAAGGGTCTTGTTTTACCATTAGCTTTAGGTATCTCTACTCTCCTTATAGATTTTGGTGTGTAAAAATCAAACATAGTTTTGATTTTAGTTATTACTTCATCAATATCTATATTATTTATGTCTTTAATTGTAGAACCATCTGTACCCTTAGTCTTACTACCTGTGTTAGATTTTATGTTTCTATACGCTAATCTAATATTATCCTCGTCTGACATTATATTTACTAATTTATAAAAGTTATAACCTTTTTGGCTTTTATAGTACAATGTATCAAAAGTATCTTGTACATCATAATATTCATTATGCCTAAGTTTCTTCTTGGTCTCCAAGTCGATTACCCCCTTTGTTATAAAATAACAGGGATATATCTTTTTTAGTCACACCAGAACCTTAAGGACTTAAAGGAACTTAAAAAAAATTATTCAATCTTCATTTAGACTAGTGGCTATCCCTCCATGTTCGTTACACATTTCATAGGTACTGTGCCACCACTTTCACAAGCATAAAACAAAGTTATCCTTTATCAACTATTATCGTTTTAAGTTTTCCTTTGTACCGTTTCATAGACCATAGAGAGTCTCCACGTCACTTGCTTACCATGTTGAAATATATTTATCTATTACGATGAATTTAGGTGCTTTCTTTGAGCCTGTTGGCGTTCCAAAACCTTTAATTTTGCAAGGATGTTCACAGTGACCATCATTACTAATCCCCATCCAACCTACCTCTAAGGGTAGAACTACCTCTTCGATAGCCTATATTTCTAGACTCGTACATTCAAAAGTTCGTCAGAAATTTTTTTAACGTAACGTATAGTTTAATCTCATTCTCACCATGTCCATCAGACACAAGCAATATGATTTACGCCTTACCCCTCGGTTTGGTTTTCGTCAGCCTAACTGTTACGGTAAATTCTCTTGCCTTGACATCGGGCTTAATACACGCCTAACCCTTATTTAAGTTCGTGCATTCCGACCTCGTGTGTTCCCTTCAGGGCGTTACCCCTTCATTCGAAACATCAATATATTCCTTTACACTGAAATATTTCAGTGTAGTCTACCTTTACCGAAGTAGCGTTAAACACTCTTCATTAATAGACAACATGTCGCACAATCACAATATTCATCCACCCAATCTCCCAAGAAATAAAATCTGTCTATTACAGCACGACTTTTCTCATCTTGAAAAGTACCAAATAATATAGGGTCTTTTTCTCTACGTTCTTTTTCTACCTGCCTTTCCATTTTACCTGTATAGTCAGTAAATAATATATATAACTGGTCAAATTTACCCTTAGTCTGTTTAATCACTTCTACAATTTCATCTGGTATTTCCCTTTCGTAACGTTCCAATTCTATTAATTTAACTACATCTTTAGCTATATTATCTATGTACTCTTCTACATCATCTCTATATATAAAAGTATTAATACCCATTTTAACTATTTCTCTTTCTTTTTCTATTGCTTCCAAGTGAAATATTAATTTTTTTAATCCTGATGTTTGTTCTGTTGTAACATATTTTTCAGCTAATGTTAATCCGTTATTATAAATTTCTACTAGTTCATTATCTGTAATTGTATGTCTCTTTTGTTTTATTAAATCAAAATATTCTTTTGGTGTTAATTCCTTTTTAATATCCATTATATAACCTCCCTTTATTTCAAATTATTTTAATGTATTTCATTATCCAAACATATTAAATTGTAAAAATACGAACGTTGCTATACTGATAGCTTGAACGAGAAAGTTCGATGCAGGAATGCCCTCTTTAAGTTTAATAAAATATCCATTTATAACAGTAAACCATATAGCGACTACTAAACTAATGAACTTTATAATAATCATTTAAATATCCTCCTAAAATTTTATTGTTTTTTAATTAAATCTCTTTAAAAGCATTGTTTTATATATTTATGCTTTGTTGCATATTACTTTATTTTTGTGAACTAATGCTTCCATCCCAAAAATGGAAATATTCCATGCACTAGATGTTCTATTAAATCTCCTGTTTCGTGTAAAATTATTTTTAAACATTTCTTACTTACACTTAAATTAGCTTTTAAATGCTCAATATATTTCATGCTCTTCTATACTTCAACTTGTACTATCATAGTGTATTGACCTTTTTCTAACTTAATATCTTTTAAATCTGTTGGTGAAGGTATTTCATCTCCATCTTCTAACATACCTGTTAAATGCAATTCTAGTGCATCATGTGCCATATAATAAGCGTCTGCTATGTCATCACCTTCTGTTATACATCCTTTAAAATCAGGGAATGTAATACAATAACCTCCACATTCTAAATCTTGTGTTAATATAGCTACATACGTACATTTCTTCATATTCATAAAATATTTCCTCCTTTTCACATATAATATAATCATTACACATTATCACTTACGATAAAAGTCTTAATTTATATCCTTTTACATCTAGCTTTGTCCTTACAAACTTGATTTACGATCTTACTTTCTTCTTTTGTCTTAGCAGATACCACACAACTCAATACAGAACTTTTGTTGTAATATCCTTCAATTGTATAAGTTGGTATTCCATTATCTCTTAATGTATCAGCTATAATTTTACTATCTTCTCTTGTTCTTGGAGCTACAAAGAATGTCCATTCCTCATCTTTCTTAAACTTATTAAATAATCCTGTAGCTAAAAATGTTCCTAATGTCTCAGCAACCCCTATTACAACTATTCCTATATAACTTTTAGCTATTACTACATTCATTAGGATTATAGCATTTGTAATAGAAGCTACACCTTTTAATATTCCTGCCAATTTATCATACCCATAAATTAAAGCTTTTGTTTTAGTTGTTGTGAACATACAATCTACTAATTTTAATACAAATACCAATATATATAGCTTAATCATCCTACCATCCTTTCTTTGTTACCTTTTTTGTTATCTCTTGTATAACGTTAATTGCATACTATATATATTCTTTTATATTACATTTTTTCCTTTATAAATTCTTCTGTTATTTCTCTTAACTCCTGAACACTCTGTTCTAAGTCTCTATTAACTATCTTTGTATCATATTTTAATCCTCTGAACATCTTAAAATCATTAATCAATCTTGATATCCCTTTTACTAATCCATCTCGTTTGATTAATCTTTTAATTCTAGTCAAGAATGGAACTGTAACATATACGATTTTGTAATCTACTCTGCTTTCTACTTTATTAGCGAAATAATCTACTCCTGCCTTATCTATGATGTAATATGTACTTTCCTCCACTTGATCCATGTTTGCCCAATAATGATTACCATTAAAATATGTATAAGCTACAGTATCAACTTCGTTCCCTAATTTGTCATATACTTTTATTTCATTGGTTTTGTCATCTCTAATAAATGTGTAATCTTTTTCTCTAACAAATATATGTCCTTTTTCATCCTTTGTTCTTTTAGGTCTAGTAGTATAACTTTGTATAGCTTTATATCCATACCATTCCATTTCTTCTATTATAGTTGATTTACCACTTGCAGATTGTCCTAAGACTAAAATTATTTTTGGTTTATTCATAAATCACACTCCCTTATAATTTATATTTTAATTTAATTTAATTTCTTTGATATTATCTCATCTAATAACTTGTTGACCCTATCATACTCATTGTGACTAATTACTCTAACAAATCCTGCTGTCTTATAGTCATTTAATCTTAATCCTCCAACTACTAAATAGTATTCCCCTCCTTCGTAGTCTTTAACATAAATCTTACTATCTTTTCTCAATTCCATTGAAGCATAGTTTAAGTTCATATATCTACCCACCTACCTTTTAACTAATTTGTATTCTAGATTGTTTATATCTCCTTTCCACATTTATAAGTATACTACCATACTTTTCTAATGTCAACTATCATTTTAATATATTTTAATTTATTTTTATTTAATTTATACCTTTTAATAAAACAAAAAAGACGCTAGTTAAACACTAGCGTCTTTCAATTTAACTTAAAACTCAAATTTTATGTAATATCATCACTCTAAATATTTTCCCTAACTACTCTGCATGGATTCCCATATGCAACCTTATCAGATGGAATATTTTTTGTAACTATGCTTCCTGCACCTATTACAACATTGTCTCCAATTTTTATTCCTGGCATTATAATTGCTCCTCCACCAATCCAAACATTATTGCCTATAGTAACGGGTGCTGTTTGCGTTTTGCAAAATTCAAAAGACCCATCTTTCTTAATTTGACCAAAACGTTCTATTGCATTTATAGGATGAAATGCTGTATATACCTGAACATTAGGAGCAATCAATACATTATCCCCGATAATAATTTTATTATCATCTAAAAAAGTACAATTCATATTTACTTCGCAATTATTTCCAAAATAAATATTACTTCCATAATCAACAAAGAACGGTGAAGTAATCCAAAGGTTTTCCCCTCTACTCCCAAGTAATTCATTAAGAATATTATTTTTTGTATCTAAATCCTCAGACATACTATTATTATATTTTCTAATCAAGTTTTTTGCTTTATGCCACTGTGTAATCAATTCTAAATCCCCACAATCATAAAACTGCCCCGCTAACATCTTTTCTTTTTCCGTCATAATATCCTCCCATTCTAAAACTCTTATTTAAATAACGTTTTTAGTATTTTAATAGCCTCATCCTTTTTTAAAACTTTACCATAAGACATAACTTTGTCATTTATAACAAGTGCAGGTGTAATCATAACTCCATATTTAGCAATTTCTGAAAAATCAGTAACATGTTCTATAGTAGTAATCATACCAAGTTCCTTAAGAGCTTCTTTTACATTCGCTTCAAGCTCATTGCATTTTTTACATCCTGAACCAAGCACTTTGATATATACTCCATCAGATTTTATTTTTCCCATGGTACTTGTATTGCAACTTCCTCCACAACAACTATTTTCTTTTTTCTTTTTACCAAAATTAAATAATCCCATACTGTCACATCCTCCCAAATAATATATATCTTAAAACTTTTAAAATATTAGTCATATTTACATTTATATTATTAAACTTTTTATTTCTACCTTATTATGCAAATACAAATTGAAAAATATTAAAAAAATAACCTATAATAATAATCCCAACAGTTACAATACTAATAAAAACTACTAACAGTTTTGGTTTAACGGCTTTACGAAGCATAATCATTGATGGAAGGGATAATGCTGTAACCCCCATCATAAAAGAAAGAACTGTTCCAAGCCCTACACCTTTTGCAAATAATGCTTCAGCAATTGGAATTGTACCAAAAATATCTGCATACATTGGTATACCTATTATGGTTGCCAAAATTACAGAAAAAGGATTCTCTTGCCCAAGAATATTTTGAATAACATCTGTTGGTATCCAATTATGAATAAGTGAACCAATTCCTACTCCAATTAATACATACCAAAAAACCTTTTTTACTGTAGATTGAACTTGTCCCCAAGCATAAAAAATACGATCTTTTTTAGTAAGTTCATGTGATTCAATATCAACACTTCCTGCTGTTTTTACAAATTCCTGAACATATTTTTCCATACCCAACTTTTCAATAAGTGTTCCACCTACTATTGCAAGAATAAGTCCAACAATTACATATGCAACAGCTATCTTCACACCGAAAATACTCATTAATAATATTAAAGAACCTAAATCCACCAAAGGCGATGATATTAAAAATGAAAATGTTACTCCTACTGGCAACCCAGCACTTGAGAATCCTATAAATAATGGGATAGATGAACACGAACAAAAAGGTGTTACTGTTCCAAGCAAAGCTGATATACCATTTGCTACAACTCCTTTAAATCGTCCTAATATCCTTTTTGTTCTTTCTGGTGGAAAGTAACTTTGGATATAGGAAATAATGAATATTAATACAGATAATAATATAAATATTTTTATTGTATCATAAATGAAAAATTGTATACTCCCCCCGACTCTACCTGTAATATCAACTCCTAAATTAGTAATAATATTACCAATTAAAATATTTAACCATTTCATACTTAGTATTTGATTTTGGAAAAAGCTCCAAACCATCTACTACCACCTCCTTTAATACATATTGATACATTTAAAAATGTCGATATGTTTTTCTTTATAAATGCCATCCTTTAAAAGATGGCTATTTATAATCATATTTTCTTTTTTTCAACATTAATAATTTCATTAAGTAGTTCTTTAGCATGCTTACAACCTGACTCACTGATTGAATAATAAGTCCATTTTCCTTCTTTTCTACTTTTAATCACTCCAGAGTCACATAGTATTTTCATATGATGTGAAAGTGTTGACTGGCTTATATGCAAATTATCTAATAATGCACATGCACATCTCTCTCCGTTTTGTAAAAGTTCCAAAATCATTAGACGGTTTTCATCACAAAACGCCTTAAATATTTTTGCATTTTCTTTATATCTCATCTCCATATCATCACCCTCAAATCTGTCTTGTGCTATAATTATATTCCTCATATCGAAAAATGTCAATATATTTTTATTTAATTATTATTTAATTAATTTTTTAATTAATATATGTATAATAATCTTAAACAACCATTTGGTTGTAAAAACTATGTAAATATTCCTCAAAATCAAAGTCTAAATCAAATAAATTTATAAATATACTCATTAAAACTTGTACTACTATACTATTCCCTGCTTGTTTGTATAATTGAGAATCGGATATTCCTAACTTCTGTGTATTATAAAAATCTATATCGGTAAATCCCATCAATCTCCAACATTCCAAAGGTGTTAATTTTCTTATAGAATAGTTTTTTTGACATATTGTGCCTTGATTACAACTACAAGTTAAAGTTTGTGCAACTCCATGCCCAACTCTACCTCTTCTAGTTTTACTATTTGGTTGTTCTAAGTTTATTGAATCACCTACTGTTGCCTCATCATAACCTTTTTTAGTAGCTTGTTTTATTTTAGTTACCTCATCATCTAGCTTCTCTAACAATATACTGCACTTGTCGTTATCAATATAGAACCTTTCATCAACTTGATTTTGCAATATATCTTTTAATCTGTACCCATAATCCTTACCTTCATTAAATTTCATTTGTTTATTATCTATGTATTCTCTTATTCCTATAACGAATATTCTTTCTCTATTCTGAGGTATACCAAAGTTTTTAGCATTTAAACATTTATATTTCCCTTTATCATTTGTTAAAACATATGTATTGTATCCTATTTCCTTTAATTCATTTATTATATCTTCAAAATCATTTACAAACTTCTTACTTATTAGATTCTTAACATTCTCTATCATTATGTACTTTGGTTTCTTGGCTTTGATTACTCTAATACCATCTACGTATAATCCGCTTCTAGTTTTATCTCCATTTTCATCAACAAATCCCTTTTGTTTACCCGAAACGGATATATCAGTACAGGGAAAACTAAAATTAAACAAATCAAAATCAGGTAATTCATTTGGATCTATTATTGATATATCTCCATAATTCTTTAGCGACACACTTGCTTCATATACTTTTTTTAATTTATCTAACCTTAAAGATTTAGCTTTATTCTTACCTTTCTTAAAATCATATCCTATATTCCTATCCTCTAAATATTTAACCATTTCTTTTTTAGTGGGGAAATTGATTATTTTATTGTTAATTTGATGTACTCCACTATAAGATATAATAGCATCTACATCAATTTCACTCATACCAACCAATTCAATTTCTACGCCTATATTTTTTAGTGCTTTATGTAACGCTCCTATCCCTGCAAAACTATCAAATAATCTAATTTTTATATTTTGTTTGTTGTTCATATAACTCCTCCTAAATTTTATATTATTTTTTATATTTTAATTTAATTTTAATATGTATTTTTGTAACTCTTTAAATATATTATCTACAACATTATAGCTCATCGCATTTCCCATCAATTTATATGCCTGTGTATCACTTATTACTATTTTATATGTATTAGGCAATCCTTGTAATCTAGCACATTCTCTAGGGGTTAGTCTTCTTAAATTAGTTTTACCTTGTGGTTTATATTCTGTATGATAATAATTATCACAACTCGCCCTATGCATTTTAGCCATTGTGGCTGTTAATGGTCTAGCTATTTTTAAATCTGTTTCAGGCTTGGCTTTCCATCCACCAGTTCCCCAACTCATAACTGTTTTATACATCTTATCAGTCAAATAGTATTTATCATTAACGTCTTTTTCTAGTAAATCTTGGACATTTAATTTTAATTCTATTTCAGTTGGAAATTTATAATCAAAATCTCCTAAATCTTTTCTTTGTCCTACTATATATAATCTTCTTCTTGTATGTGGCAAACCATAATCAGAAGTATTCATTATCTGATATTTAATGTTATAATTTCCTTCAAAACATTCTTTAACTATTTTAAAATCTTCACCATCATTTGAGTGTAGCAGATTTCTTACATTTTCAAAAATAAACCATTTGGGCAGTTGTTCGTTTAAAATTCTTATGTAATCATAAAATAACTTACTTTCATTCCCCCTTAACCCCTCTACCTTACCATTTTTAGTATTTGTTTTTCGCATAATAGAAATATTTTGACAGGGCGATCCCCCTATTAATAAATCGAATTTAGGTAATTCTTTTTCATTTATTTTTGTAATATCCCCATAATTAATTTTATTAGGAAAGTTTGATTCATAATTCTTTATCGCATATTTATCAACTTCAGAATACCCTATACACTCTCCACCATAATTATCTAAAACCATACCTCCTAAGCCCGATCCTGCAAATAATTCTAAATACTTAAAAATTTTCATAAATATCATTTCCTTTCTTTTTTAGTTTTTTATTTTAATTAACTTTTATATCACAATAAAATAATCAATTTAAGCACTTTTAACACCCTTTAACCCCTTATACATCAAGGGTTTGCAATACTCATTTTTAGTAAAATCCTGAAAATCTTAAAAATCCATTTTAAATAGAGTATATTGGATAATCTTAATTTTTAAGATTTTACAAGAATTAAGCATTTAAAATGACGATTATTTATGTTTTAATATGTAAATTAATTTTTAATTTAATTATTTTAATTTTTCATCTTAAGTTATTACTATTACAAAACCTAACCTAATTTTTAAAATATTCTTTTTCTATATTGTGTATTACCACTATGTTATTATCATGTAATCCTATTAAACTCTTATTAGGTAAATTTTCATCTATATTAAATGGTATTTTAATATTATAAGCATAATAACATTGATTTTTAAAGTTAAATCCACAGTTTACCGAATACCACAATTCAATAATATCTTCATTTAAAGTAGAAGACGAAGTAACTAAACGAGTTAATAATTGATTAATATTAGAATTTACATCTATTGAGTCACAGATTTCAGTAAAACACGATGGAGATAAATAAATATTATTTACATTATACTTGGTAATTAATTCGTTTAAGAAAGTAAAGCGCATGCCACCACACCAGCAAATTACTTCATCTTGGTTGATTTTAGATAATTGATGAAGGGCAAATGGTTGTGTATTGTCTTTCGCTATAGATTGATTTGTATTAAATAATAAAAGTTTTTGAAAATCTGATAAACTCATATTAGATGTTAATGTAGAAATATCATTGATATTTTCAACGTTTAATTCAATCATTTTATAATTACGGATAATTTGTTGTTTTACTTGATTATCCATTGATCTTCTATATGTTAGCTCCTCTTTATCATCAAGAAAAACTTTATGTATTATGCTCTCCTGTTGACTATTGCTATAATCTAATATTTCTATTTTAAATAATTTCATTATAATCCACCTTTCCTATCATCTTTTATAAAATAACTGTCCTTATTTTCATCACAGTTGAATTTAGCCATGCTTATACATTTAAATTCTTGTTTAATTTCTTTATATTTTGATCGTAGGCATTTATCTTTATTTTTACAGTTTTGAGTACAACACCAAGTCATATCATATATCCACCACTTTTCTTCATATTTTAATTTAACTTTAGTAACTTTAAAATAGACATTTTATTTAATTTTAAATATATGTATTTATATAACTTTCTTATTCTTTTCTTTTAAATATGTATTAATTCTTTCTTGACATATATTAAAATATTTTTTATCTTTTTCAAGCCCTATAAATTTTCTATTGGTTTCTAAACAAGCTACTGCAGTTGTACCTGATCCAATTGTAAAATCTAAAACCATATTATTTTCATTTGTATAGGTTTTTACCAAATCTTTAATTAAATCAACTGGTTTTTCGGTTGGATGTATTGGTGGGTGAGGTCTTGGATATATCATTAACTGACGAGGATATTTTTTAGTATCTCCTCTTCTCTTTGCTGAAGGATTATGACAACTATTGAATCCATTATAATTATTATTACTATGTAACCTTTCTCTAAACTTTATCCCCATTCCATGTAATGGCTTCCCTTCCCAAAATTGAGGATTATAAGTGCATTGTTTTTCATAGAAAATAGCTATTTCTTCTATATCTTTTAAAGGCATACGCTTAGCATTTAAAAACCCACTTGGTCTATCTTTTTGCCAATATTTCATAATCTTAAAGTGTTTTAAATTACTACATATTAGACTACTAGTAAATGGTTGATTGGTTAATATTATAATAGGTGTAGTTTTATTTTTACGTACTTTATATAACTTATCCCACATTGTATCAAAGGGAATTACGCTATCCCATTTATTTTTTGTTATTCCTTGAGGTATATCAGTAATTATTGCATCTACTTTTATCCCTTGTTTTATCATTAAATCCATACCTTCTAAACAATCCATATTATAAATTGTATTTATTTCTATATTCATTTAACCCCCTCCTCTAATTTATTTGTTTTTTAATTTAATTTTAAATCCTATAAAATGAGTTTTTTATTTTACTTACTAATCATCTATTAATTCTTCTAAATCCTGTCCTCAATAAACTGTATTATCACTATTCTTTACTCCTACAATTCTTGTGTCTATGCGAAGCAAATCTTCCTCTTTATTATCTAATAATATATCTTACATCATCTTTGCCCCTCAATATCTTTAATTCAATTTTACATAAAACTTGAATTTTATCTATAGGGGGAAATATTAATATACTCCCCCCTATAATTAATTATTTTATCATCTCCACAAATTCTTCCTCTGTAATAATAGGAATATTTAAATCTTTAGCCTTTTGATTTTTACTTGAAGTAGATTCCACATCATTGTTTATTAGATAATCTGTCTTTTTTGAAACTGATCCTGTAACCTTGCCACCCATTTCTTCAATCTTTGCTTTTACTTCATTTCTATTTTTAAATACATGAACATCGCCTGTAATAACAAAAGTTTTTCCTTCTAACTTATTACTACTACTTTCTTTAACTTCCTCAAAATCAATAAACTTAAGCAATTTATTAACTAAATTTATACTGTCTTTATTAATAATGAAGTAATTATATATTTCATTGCCTACTACATCACCAATTCCATCAATACTATATATTTCTTCTAAATTACAATTCATTACTTTTTCTATACTTTTAAATTTCTTAACCAATAGTTTAGCAGTTCCTAATCCTACACTTGGCACACCTAATGCAAATATAAAATTCTCTAATTTACAATGTTTAGATTTTTCAATTGCTTCTATCATGTTATTGTAAGATTTAGTACCAAAGCCATCTATATTAATGATTTCTTCTTTATACTGTTCAAGTTTATATATATCATCTATATCTTTTAAATACCCTAAATTTACGAATTTTTCTATAGTTTTTTCTGATAATCCATCTATATTCATAGCATTTCTGCTACAATAATGAACAATTCTTGATATATGTTTAGCTGAACATTCAGGATTGATACATATTAATACTCTTGCAGTTTTTAAAAGTTTTTCTTCTGTTTTCCCTCCACATACAGGACATTCAGTTGGAATTATTTCTGTATTACTCATAGTATCGTTGCTCATAACTTTAGGTATTACCTGATTAGCTTTAATAACTTTTATAGTATCCCCTTGACCAAGTTTTAAATCTTCAAAATAGTCTAAATTGTGTAATGTAGCACGTTCTACTACGCTTCCTTCAATTTCAACAGGTTCAAATCTTGCTACAGGATTAATCATTCCTGTACGTGATACTTGCCATTCTGTAGCTATATATTTAGTTTCATATTCTTCATCATAAAATTTATAAGCTATACTATGTAATGGATGATGAAGTGTATCTCCTAATGAATTAGCATACTCTATATTATTATAAGCAAATACAAGTCCGTCTATAGGAAATCCTTTTTCATATGCTGATTTTTGCATTTTTGATATCACTTGTTCTAATTCTTCGCTATTATCATATTTTATATATTCTATAGTTTCAAACCCTAATCTACTTAAAAACTCCAACTGTTCTTCTTTTGTTTTAAATTCTGCCTCTCCACATTCTAATAGGCTGAACGCATAGAATCTTACATTCCTTTTATCACATATTTTAGAGTCTAACTGCCTCACGCTTCCTGCAACTAAATTTCGTGAATTAGAGTACTTATCTTCTTCATCTAATTTAGCATTTATCAATTCAAAATCTTCATCTAATATTACAGACTCACCTGACAATTTTAAATATCCTTTAAAATCTATTTGTAAAGGTATGTTTTTAAACGTTTTAACATTATGAGTTATATCTTCGCCTATTTCACCGTTGCCTCTTGTACTTCCTTGTAGCAATTGTCCATTATCATAAATTAATTCACAAGTTAGTCCATCGCCTTTATCCATTATTAATATTTCGTTATTACCTATAAATTTTTGTAAATCGTCTATAGATTTTGTTTTACCTAATGATTTTAATGGTATATTATGTACAACTTTATCTAATTTACTCTTTACTTCATATCCTACTTTTTGAGTTGGAGAATTACTTAATATTACTTCGGTTTCTTGCTCTAATTGTTTTAATTCATCAAATTTATCATCCCATTCTTTATCGATCATTGTAGTTTTATCACTGTTATAATATTTATCACTTGCTTCATTTAATTCTTTAATTAACTCTTTTACTCTTTGTGTTTTATCTTCCATATTGACACCCTTTCTTAATTTAATTTATTTATATAATTATATAATATCTTAGCTCAGTTAACAAACATTTTTATTAGGCTTTGATAATAATGCTAAAACATTACGTGTATAACCCTTTTCATATTCTTTGTAAATATCCTTGATTGTCCAATTGTTGAGTTGCATTATATGTAGTATTCTATTTACAGTTAAATTTGTTTTATGTATTAAATCCAATCTCTCAAAATTTGATTTTAATTTGTCCATATCTTTATTATTAAAATTTTCTTCAAATTCTCTTAACTGTAATTCATTTTCTAGCGTTCTCTTTCTTAATACTATATTTCTATAATCAGATAATATCGTACTTGTGTCATCCAATTTACTTCTCATTTTTTGAAATTCTATTTCTCTTTCTTTAACTCCGTTTATTAATAACTCTTTGCTTAATATTTTTCCCATGTGTAAACCCCCAATATTTTAATTTATTTTTACTAGTTGGCTTTTAATATGGGTTAAACAGCTTTATTGCCTTTAACCCATATTTATATACATTAACAAGAAAACACGTACCCTTTAGGGTAGTTGGCAGTTGACTATTCAGATTTTTCTTTTTTAATAGAATCCCACAATCTTTTTAATGAGTGATATGTTCTCTTATTGCGAGATGCTATTACGTCCTTAAAGTCTTGCACAACAAGTTTACCTTTTTTAGCTTCTATTTTTTCTAATTGTTCTATCATGCCACTTTGTTCTAGTGTTGTTGTGTTTAATTTTTTAACAAAATATAAATTTTCATTGCCTTCAAAATAGTCTGTAGCATAATAAATTCTATTTGTAATTGTAGATACTGAAACAGGTGTATTTTCCTCTTCTTCATTAATATCCTTTAATTTACGTGAAGATTTTCTTACTACATAGTCATTTTGTACTACATAATGAGGCGCAGGATTTTTACCAATCTTGCCTGTTTTAATAGCCATATCTTTTTCTGGATCAGTAAACAACTTACTTTCTGGCATAATCATCACAGTTTCTTCAATAGCATCTTTTATATATTCCATAGTTCTTGGATGTACATTAGTTAATATTCTCTCAGGCTTATGAATGATTTCACCTGTACGTGGATTAATTTCATCATACGCACGTATTGTAATACTATTGTTGTCAAAATCTACATCTTCAACTTTTAAGTTTCTCATTTCACATTTTTCTTTCCCAACTATACCTTCAAAGAATAATATGAAGATTACTGCTATCTGAGAACTTTCCATAATGTCACAAATATTATATAGCTGTTCTCTAGTGATATATTTATATTTATCTAAATTTCTTACTACATAATCTTTTAAATTAGCAATAGTGTCGCAGAAATTTATTGCATTAGATCTAATTCCCATACTAATACAAAAATCAATATACTTTTTAATATGAGTGAGCCTTACTGCTAAACTTCCTTCTGAAGTTGCCTTAAATGACTTTAATAAACTTTCTATTTCATACTTATTAAAATTATAGATATCCTTATCTAAATCTTTTTCCATATAAAAATTAGTCAAATAGAAAGTTCTTTTTATATTTAGTTTAGTCTGTTCATTATCATAGTAGTAGTCTATGAATCGATTTTTTACATCTTCATTGTACATTTCTTCTGTAACAACGAATCTTCTTTTATATTGTTTTACATTAGCCATCTATAGCCACCTCTCTTTCTGCTAAAGATTTTTGTAATTTATTGGATATAATTTTATAATCATTTGGCTTCAATATTTTTTTATTTCCAGAAACACTTTCTACTTCTTCGATACTTAATTTTTCGAAAATATCAAACGCTTTATCTTCCCAATCTTTAAACTTATATAACTTTTTAGCTATATCACAAAATGCAATAAATGTATTTTTTCTATAAAATAATTCCTTGGGTTGCAAATTGCTTTTATTAAAATAGTCTTTATAACAATCTATAGCCACATCAAAGAATTTACTTAAATAGCTTCTAATCTCTCTATATTCTTTTCTTCCATCTATATCAAAATAATTATTTATAGCAGAACCAAGTGTTAAAACATCAGTGTATTGACAATGCTTAGTTAGTTCTATTAAATCATTAGCTACTTTGCCCTTTAATTCTTTGCTTAATGTTTTTAGTTCTTTTGCCATAGCAACACCTTTATTATCAGGATCACGTCTTTGTAAAGAATTTTCATCAATCTTAGTTCCTGAATTTTCTTGGATGATATGGTGTATAGCCTGTTCTTCGTTAAACACAAAGACATTTAGCATATTATATTTATCTGTATTAGGATATTCTTCTACGTATATTTCTTGCGCAGATGTCCTATGCTGACCATCTAGTAAATCAACGTAAGAATGTTGTCTACCATCAACTTTGATTTTTAACCAACCAAAATCACCAACATTCATACCACCATCATCAAACTGCGGATCGTCTCCTTCATTATCTCTAATATTTAAAGTTAGCATATTAGGATTAAATCTATCATTCTTTAAATCATTATAAATTTTATTTACATTTTCTTGATGTATAGTAATGAATTCATTTATTTGTCCTTTAACCATCTTTTTAGTCGTTTCTCTTTGTGTATTAGGATTATATATTATTAATCCTCTTTTATAATAATCTACATATTCTACCATAGATATATATGGACATACATAATGATTTTCTGCATTTTTTCTTACATATAATTTTATTATGTTATTTTCTTTAGATACTTCTTTTTTATATAAATTAATTGAGTTAATCTCTGTTTCTGTGTAAAAGTTTTCTGGATTTAACTTTTCAAGATTAGGAATGATTAATATTTTGTTTTTAGAATATTTTGTCCCAACTTCATAAATCGCTTTTAAGAAACTACCTAACTCATCTACCTCTTCTAATTTATACGTTGGGGTAATTCCTCCAAATAAGCCACTTATTGTTCCTATAGTTATATTTTTATCTTCTAATTGTTCTGCTACATCATATACCATCTTAGGATATAATGCATACATTTTAGGTAATTCTTGTTCTAATAATTTATCTATTTCATTTTTGTTTTTACCTAACTCATCTCTACTTTTAATTTTCATCTTTATTCTCCTCCATTACATATTATCTATTTTAATCCCTTTAAGATATAATTCATTTTTTATTTTGAATATGTAACTTCTTTTATACCCTCATATTATTTTTCTTTTCTATACATATTATACCACAAATAGATTAAAAAATAAACATGTTAAGTGAAATTAAAATGAAAATTTTATATTATTTTTTTAATTCTACTTTATATTAATAATTTACACATTATAAGCCCTTAATTCTACACTTTCTTCACTTCATACATCTAATTTTTATCTAGGTAGCTATTCCAATCCAACATATTCTATATTAAATTAGAATAACTACCTAGATTTCATACAAAAATATTATATTCTGTCTATACGAGGGGTGTCTATTTTTCTCCACTTCACTCATTTTTGCTTCCCCCATTTATTAAATTTATCCTCTTTCGTTTCGTTCTAATTTGTATTTAATTCTAATATCCCATAGCAACCATATTATTCATTATTGTAGGATTAAATTTAAATCTATCTTTTATATTGTTATATTTATTAATTACTTCATAATATTTAACATTATGATCTTCACAGTATTCTTTTAATTCACCGTAAAGATACATGTATAGTTCAGCATCTAAATCTTTAGCCTTATTTATCATTTCTATTTTATCAAACGCTTTTTTAAAACTGAATCTTTCTTTATTAAAATTCCTTACATTGTCTCTCTTAACACATCTTAGATTTTTACCTTGTTGAACTTCTAGTCCCTTTTCAACTCTTTGCATTAATTTATCATTGGCTCTACCTAATTTGTCTATTAATTTACTTTTATCTATTGTCATCATTTGTTCTGATAAAACGATACTTCTCTTAGTTAATCCACAATCTCTTAAGTCCTCATATGTAGTAATTTCAGTATGTTGTGGGTACACTTTATTTATTTTACTACTTATAGGTAAAATGTTTACAATATTAGCATGTTTGTTATTGCCCTCTCCACTGATAATTATACATGGTCTTAGACCTGTTTGTATGTTGCTTCCAAAAACCTCTTTAGCTTCTTGTGGGATCTCAACCATCCATACGTCTCCTCTTCTTACTTCCATTCTTCTCTGAATTTCTTTTAACGCTTCTATACTTCTTAACATTTTAACATTCACTCCCCTTAATTATTAACTTAATTTTACCATTTTTTTTAATATTGTCAACACATATTTTTAATTTATTTTTATTTTGTTATTGATATGTGTTTTCATATCTTAACTTGTTTTAAGTATAACAAATAGAAGTGCGAATGTCAACACTTATTTTTAAAATAATTTAATTAATTTTTATATAGATGTATTTTAAGGGGAGCTTTATAAATATATCTATATAAAGCTATTCTTTCTTTACAATTTTAAATATATTAATCACATTTTCATAATCATTAGTGTTTTTATTAAGAGTATCTGTCAACTTTAAATTGTCACAGCTGTTATTTTTAGAAATATTAATAGTCTCATTGATTTTTCACTTATAAGGAGTCCATTTGCCTCTACCTAAATTTTTAGTTTTTTCTATTGTGGTTAGGTTATAAATAATATAAATCTTATTAAAATTCATTATAAATTTTAATAAATATTATTTTTTATTAGTCAATATAACTTATATAATTATCAATATTATTAAAATAATAATATATCATAGTCATATTAAGCTATATTTACTCTAATTGGATGTAACCCTACACCCTCTATCTCGTCAGCTTTCACATTCGAGAGTACTTTTCTCATTATTTGATATGCTCCATTTACATCAGCATTGATTTTAACACCATTGTTGCTTACAAATAATCCTCTATATACTCTTCTCTTCTTATTATAGTTTTCTTTATTAGGTAATTCGTTGTCTAAAAAGCTAGTTCCACTTGTATAAGATTCTTCAGTTATAATTATATTTAATCCTACATTTTCACATTTATAAATTAGCTTATTTATAAATTCTTGATGTGGTATTCCTACAAATGATTGATTAACTACTTTAGACATATTGCTTTCTCTTTTCCAATCCTTATTATTACCTACAATAATAGTATTGATATTATTTGCTAAAGCATAATCTATTACTTTTTTACTAGCTTTATGAACAAAGTCTATTATTTTATTATTTCTTTTTATAGTTAATCTGTTCATTCTATTTGTATAATCCAAATTATTCATTCTCTTAGCTATTTCTTTATAATAGCTTAATTTCTTGTTATAGTATTTGTTTATTGATTTTAGACCTTTACCATTGATTATTATAGGTTTTAATCCTATATTATTAACAACAGTTGCAAAGTTATCTAAACCAATATCAATACTTATATATTTACCATTGTCATTTAACTTTTCTTTCTTTTCTATTTTATAAACTACCTCAATAACATAATGCTTATTTCTAGGCAATATTCTAACTTGCTGAAGATTACCATTTATATTAGTTTTCAATTCATACTTATTAAAACATTTAGGAAATTGAATATATTCTTCTTTTTGTTTACAATTTTGATTGGTGAATACTAAAATATTTTTACCATTTTTCTTCTTATACTTAGGTAATTTAGGTCTTCCATTATACTTTTCTTTATGTTTAGACCAATCTTTTATACTTTCAAAAAAACTGATCCAATTCTTATCTAATAATTTTAAGGTTTGTTGAGATACCTGTGACATAAGAGATTTATAATCTATACCATCTTTAAGTAAAAATTCTAAGAAATCATATCCTAAATACTTATTATCTTCATTAAAGTAATTTATTAATTTTAATTTCTTGTTTAATTCTTTGCCTTGTTTAATTGCTCTTTGTTTGGCTTTTTCAAAATTAACTTTTCTAAGTTCATTAAACTCATTAACTTTAGCATTAATACTATTTAAGTACTCATGTTGTTCAGTAGTTAATTCTTCATCTTCTTTTAATTTTGATGTTAATATGAATACTTGTCTAAGTTGATAATTAGCATAATTATATAGATTTTTAGATAAAAAAGTATAATGATTTAACAATTCATATAATTCATGATTTTGATTTATCATATGTTTTTCAACTCTCTGAACAGTATTATCATCTTTTTTCGTTGTCATAACTTTTTCACCTCCTTATTTTAATATAATTATAATTTAATCTTCCTCTTGCAATACTTCTTTAATTTTGTTACATTTTCTTTTAGAATACATTTTCATGCTATAACAATGTAATAAACTAACTATTTCTTCAAACACTTCTTGACTGTCTAGTTTTTCAGAACCAATCTCACTCATTACAACTATTTCACAATGATATTTTTTAAATAAATAGTAGAACAATTCAAACCCTACTCTTGACAATCTATCTTTATAGGTGATTACAACTCTTTCTACCTTATTTTGAATAATATCATCTAACATTTTAAAAAAGTCTTTTCTTTTATCAAAGCTAATTCCACTTGCTACATCTTGAAATACATTATTTATCATCCATCCATTAGAAAAGCAAAATTGTTTTAATAATTGTACTTGATTTTCCAAATCCTTCTTTTGTTTGGGAGTAGATACTCGAGCATAGATATATGTTTTTCTTTCTACTCCTTTATTAAAAAGTTTAAATACATCTTCTTGATTATAGTCATAGCGACCATTTGGCAAAGTAATTGTTTTTATAATGCCTTCTTTCACATACTTAGTTAATGTTGGTCTTGTAATTTGTAGTAATTCTAATACTTCTTTTGATTTCATATGACTTCCTCCTTCCATATTTATATAATATCATACAAATATTAGAATTACAACATTTTTTATTAAAATTTTTAACAATATTTATTAACTTTAATATTATTGTTAACTATATTTTTTTAAATTAAATTTGCTTTTAAATACTATATATTGCTCCTCAGTATCCTCCATATATTCCTGTCCATTTTCAACTATGTATAGACTATTATTTATAATATCACTATAAACCTCAGGATATTGGTCATTATAGATATTAAAATTATAAGTAAATAAGTTCATATTCTTCTTCAACTTAGATTCTTTAATCATTCTTTCTGCATATGATGTTATTGACTTTAATTCTTTGTATTCTTCTAATATATCAGCACTATTTATAATTTTTCCATCTTTAGTTTTATACTTATAAATTAAATACAATTGAACAGATTTGTTTTCTATAAGCTTCATACTTTCAGATATAGCCTTAAATTTTATGTTAACTAAATTATCATTAAATTCATTTAAATTATTATTACCTTGTTTTTGTGATTCGTCTTTTAAATGATTAATACATTTTAAATAATATTGTGTAAAATCTTTGTTAGTTAAACATTGTTGGATATCTTCATTTTTAAGATCATATGATACTCTAAAATCACCTCTATATGTATTTTTAGTCTTATCCATACTAAAGAAATAAGCGTATCCTTTGTCTTTACCATTTCTATTAATTCTACCTAAGAATTGTTCTTCACTTTCAAGTATGGATATATCTTTTAATCCAACTTCCATATCTATATCTACTCCTGCCTCAATTACTTGAGTTGATATAACTACCACGTTCTTATTTTTAAAATCTCCTTTATCATCTTTTTCATTTAATTTATTAATTACATATTTTCTATACAATTGATTATCTTGATTTGTTAATTCAAATACCAAAAAATCATCATTATATTTACTTTTAATTCTATCATACATTTCATCTGCTGAATTAACAGTTATAAATTCAACCAATATCCTGTTTCCTTTTGTGTCATCTTTTATAATGTCATCTATTTTATTTTCCACATCATCTATAGTAATACTTTCATTTTCTAGCATACTAAAATCTATGCTAACTCTTTCTTTAAATATAGGATTATCATAATATCGTTTAGTATCATTTATTAACTTACACACGCTATCTCTTTTACATTCTTCTAAGAATAAATCTAATGTTGGTAATGTAGCTGACATTATTACAAATTTAACATTTAAAAACTCAGACAATATATTAAATATTTCTATCATCTTATTCCATAACAAATGATTATAACTTTGAATCTCATCTAGTATTATTACACTATTACAAATTTGACTAAAAGCCAAATTACCTCGTCTTCCATATCCAAATAATATGCTAAATAAATTTATATGAGATGTTAATGTAATCGGATATTGTAAAAATTGATATTTTAGCAAGTCGTTATCATAATCTTCATCATTATTTTTTATTTCTTCTATAGAATTTATAGCTACAATATCTACATTTGCTTCAGAAAAATTATTGTATAAAACACCTTTAGTTTGCTCTATTAGTGTGTTAAAGGGAAACGTATAAATAATCTTATTTAAAGTTTTGTTATTGATTAACAATTGTAATGCTAAATTTTGAGATATATTAGTCTTACCACTACCCGTACAAGCTTCCAAAAAATATATGTTTTTATCTAAATTATGTGTAAGATTTTCTTCGGTTTCTAAAAATATATCACACCTTGTTTTATTTATATTTGTATCTTCAAAATAATTATTGTCTTTTTTATAATTTGATATATTTTTATAAATATCTGTAGATTGATATTTATTATTACATTCCTTAATCAATTTTTCATCAAACAAACTTAATTCAACTTCATTATTTATAAAAAAATGATGTGTTGCAAAGCTATCACAAGTTATTAAAATGCTATATAAAAATTTATAAAATACATATTGTATTAAATTGTCTTCTTTGTATTCATAACTTCCAAACCCACTAAAATCAATATTTATATTATCTTTATCATAATATTTAATAATTTTAGGATTATTATTGATTTTATCTTGTAATATCTTTAAATCTTCTATATATCCTATTTTATCAAAGTTATATAGTCCAGTATGATGGCATTTTATTAAAAAGCTTAGTCTTAATAAAACATCTTTTATTAAAGTTTTTGTTTGATTATTTTGTTTTCTATTATTACTGAATGTATATTCCTTAATATTATTATATTCTATATCTATAAACAACAATGCAGATAATTCACTATGGTAAGTGTAATCTATATATTTTTCATCTAACTTGTTATCCATTCGATTTTGTTGAAATCCCAGTCCAATCTTACCTATATCATGATAATATAGCATTCTTATAATTAGATCCGATATAAATTTTGAGGTTTCCTTAGACTGTTTATCTTCTTTTATTAGTATTTCATTTATCATTTTTGTTAATATTTCGGTATAATTATGCGTTTTATCTATTTTATTGTAATAATATTGGGTTAGCATAGAATGTTGGTATAAAGTCTCTTTTGCTTCTTTGTTTATATGTGCATATATATTATCTATTTTTAAATCAAACATCTTTAAAATCCTCCTTTCTTAATCTAAAACTTCGTTTAAGAACATATAATGTTATCTATTAATATACTAATCCTTGCGAATTAAAACTAAATATATTTAAAAATAAACTATATTATAGATTAATCTACATTTATTTCTATTTTAACATATGCAAATTAAAGTTTAAACAAATATTGTTATTTATTAATGATTAATGTATTTATAAGTTTCAAAATAACTACTTTATTTAAAAACAAATCTTGTTATCTATTAATCTAGATCATCAATATTTTTAAAATCACTATACTTATAATTTAAAAACAAATCTTGTTATCTATTAATATAAGAAAATTGAAATAATAATTAACAATTACGAATTTAAAAACAAATCTTGTTATCTATTAATTATAAAGTCAATCGGACAAGCAAGAACCATATAAATGATTTAAAAACAAATCTTGTTATCTATTAATACACTATTAAAAATGACTATAGAAGAGAGTACAGAATTTAAAAACAAATCTTGTTATCTATTAATGTTACAAGAATTGATTTTTGCTTATTCTCAATTTCAATTTAAAAACAAATCTTGTTATCTATTAATGAATACTAAAGTTTATCAAAACTACCTAGCTAAACAATTTAAAAACAAATCTTGTTATCTATTAATATCAAGTGTATCACCTCCATAAAAAAGATTATATATTTAAAAACAAATCTTGTTATCTATTAATTAAAGTAGAATTTGAAGGTAAAGAATACACTATCGGATTTAAAAACAAATCTTGTTATCTATTAATCTAATGAGAATGTGTCCAAAGTGTGGTAAACTAATATTTAAAAACAAATCTTGTTATCTATTAATGTCCAAACTTTAATTACTCTTCCACTTTCAATATCATTTAAAAACAAATCTTGTTATCTATTAATAATATCACATTTATTTTTCTTATAATAATCCCTTGCATTTAAAAACAAATCTTGTTATCTATTAATCTCATTTATTTTAAACACATTCCATCTTTCACTCAAATTTAAAAACAAATCTTGTTATCTATTAATGTATACTCATTGGTGGATGCTTTCATTTCTTCATTGATTTAAAAACAAATCTTGTTATCTATTAATTAAATCTTCTTTATCTTCAAAAGTTATTTCTTCTTGATTTAAAAACAAATCTTGTTATCTATTAATGTATTGCTTGTTTTTCATCAAAATGGAATATACTTAAATTTAAAAACAAATCTTGTTATCTATTAATTCATAAAATGAACTTAAAAAATATTTTAACAATTTAAAATTTAAAAACAAATCTTGTTATCTATTAATATAATTCGCTATTTGGGTGTGCTTTGAATAACACAATTTAAAAACAAATCTTGTTATCTATTAATGGTTGTTGTACTACTTGTATACCTGCATTACCAAATATTTAAAAACAAATCTTGTTATCTATTAATCATAGGATTAAAGCCATTTTTATCGTTTGTATTTTCTCTATAACCATTATATATCAACGGTTCATCTTATATTTTCCCAACCAAATTGAATTTTTTAAATAATTAATTCAAAAACTCTATCAAAGTATTGTATTATACGCCTTTAATTAATAATATATATTTATTTTAGTTGGGAAAATTCTATTATTATATATCTAAATTTATAAGAAATATAGAATATTATTATTAATTTTATATATATTGTTCGTATTGTTTAATTCATATATCTCATGGTTTGTATGTACTAATGTATCATAATCATACAATCCTTTATCATCATATCCAATTGGCATAGTTTCTTTTAAAAAGTAAGATATCCTATCTTCACAATACTCTGGTTTGTTAGCCTCAATATCTTTAATGATACTGTAAGGAAATAGACTATTTATTTGTGCTATATCATCATGAATATCTTCAATATCAATATCTTCTATAAATCGAACATTAGCTATATGCTCTTTTCTTCCTAAATAAATATTATATACACTTTTAAATTCTTTTATATATTCATAAATTTTATCGTATGTAATATCATCATCTTCAGTAATAACATATATATACCAACTTACATCCTCAAGCCATTGTTCTCTAATATTTAAAGTAGTTGGATTATTTAAAGACTTATTTCCAAATTTTGTTGTATTGTTATACACTTGTATGCTCTTGTTAAAATACGATTTATTTGGAACTATAGCTATCCTTAAATGTTTCAATGCATGATAGTACTTGTCCTTATCTAAACCTATAATTGCACCTAATAGACCCAATATACAAGGTTTGTGTATATTAGAATAACTAAAATTTATATGTTGATTAATGTCAGACTTTCTAAAAAAAGCAGTTTTACCACTTACATTGAATTTAAAACCTTTCATTAAAGCTCACCGTTGCCAAAAATCTATAAATATCTATAAATCTTGTTTAATTCCCTATTCAACCTGTTCCATTTTGC